AAATTCCGCATGAACATAAATGCGCGCACATTCTCGCTCTAGAGGATGGAAATTATGCAGCACAACCTAACAATCGTATCCTGTGGGATATACCTTCGTTTACAGTAAAAGACGAAGTTCCAGATTGGAAGGTTCAAACTTCTGAATGGAACGTAGAAGACACAGGTAAATGGAAAACAGAAGATACCGATAGGTTCTTCTATGGAATTGAGGAGAAGAAAAATGATTAAATGGATTAAATCTCTAATAGAAAAAATATTTGGTAAATTTTGTAAATGTGAAGAACCCATTATATTAGAGGACGAAGAAAAATACTTAGAAGACGAAGCGAAAATGGCACAATATCTTGAAGATAAGATAATTGAGCCTGAAAAAATTCAATGCAACACGCATTCAAGATTTAAAAAATCTTGTCCAATTTGTGTTGAGGCAGCGAAATGACAAAATGTAAAAATTGTCATCATGATTGTCACTGCGATGGAGATTTACATGCAGATGTGTATGGAACATGCACTTGTGAAAATTGTGACTGTAAAAATGGTCAAGACAAGGCAGAAGATTCAACATACGAAAATAATGGTGGTCTCGTGATAGATGACACGGGAGAATGCGAGTCATGTCAATAGGAGGAAAAGTGAATTATTATTTCACAGGAATATTAATTATACTATTAGTTTTATTTACTTTGTTTGCTACTCCAGCACATTCAGGATCCACACAAACGAACACCTCGGGAAGTAATACCGCGATCGAAGGTGGGTATACGTCAACTGCAACTACAACCTACCAATCAGGTTCTGAATCTACATCTACAACCAATAATACTACTAATTCCGATATACGGTCTTCACCACCATCGGCATCAGCTCCATCATATAACTCTATGACACAGGATGTCTGCAGTACAGGAGCGTCTTTTGGTGCACAAACATTTGGACTTGGTATTAGTGGTGGAAAACATTTCATCGACAAAAATTGTGAACGATTAAAACTAGCAAGAATTTTAAATGACTTCGGTATGAAGGTTGCAGCCGTAGCTATCCTCTGTCAGGACGAGCGAGTTTTTGAAGCAATGATTCAAGCCGGAACTGTCTGTCCAATTGATGGAAAAATTGGCAAAGATGCTATGGCTTTATGGAATAAATATGATCATGAAAGACCTGATTATAGTATTTATGTTAAACGTATGAAGGATAGAGAGAAAAAAGAAAAGAAACTAGCTGAAGAAGCAGCCTTAGCTGAAAAGAAAAGAATTGAAAAAGAAACTAAAATGACTGAAGAATTTGAAAAAATAGAAAAAGAGCAAGCTGCTGAAGATCTTAAAAATTTAATAAAGGTTAAATAATGAACGATAAAATTATCACCGCACTTCTTGCTGTTCTCCTTGCTCTCGGCGGGTGGACGCTTTCACGAACCTTCTCACTGTCCCAAGATATGGTGCTTATTAAAGAAAAGGTATCACAAATGGAGGAAAAACTTGATAAAGGTTTTAAAAAGAAGCATAAAAAAAAGAAAAAACAAAAGTCTAACTGAACGTCTGGTTCTATATTTAATAATTGGCCTGATGTTGGCGCTGGTACTTTTAGCTGGATGTAATAGTACTGTTTGTCCGGACCAAACTAAAATTGAAGTGGGTGTAACGGAAACAGATGCAAAAAATGATAAATTTCAAGAAAAGAAACTATTGACTCAAACTTTTAAATGGGGGAAAAAGAAGTGTAATGACGGATAAAATTTTACCTATGCTTATTGGATTGTTGATTGCCCTAGGTGGCTGGTCACTTTCTAGAACGTTTGAACTGTCTACTATTCAGGCAGTACATGAAGATAAGGTTCAAAAATTAGAAAGAACAGTAGATAAATTAATTGTTAAAATGGACGATTTAAAAGATAAAGAAAAAGAAATCATGGAACAACATAAAAAATTATTTGAAGTTCTAGAGAATAACCAACCTACAACAGGATATAATTACAACTAATGGCACTCAAAATTTCAGACGAAGCAAAAGTTCAAATGCCTATGAAGACCGTAGCCAGCCTCATCGCGCTGGTCGCGATCGGGACCTGGGCTTACTTCGGTATTATTGAGACTCAAAACCAGCACTCAACAAAATTAGAACTAATGGAGAAGGATCTCGTAGAAAACACAGCTTTCCGTATCGGATGGCCTCGTGGACTTTTAGGAAGTCTTCCGGCTGATTCAGAACAATTTATGCTCATCGAACATATGAGTGGACAAGTAGAAAAAATAGAAACAGCAATGCAGGATATGATGTCAAATACCGTCAACATTGAACGTTTACAAAAGGACGTAGAGAAGATATTATCCGACATTGAAAAATTAAAAGATAAGCAAAGAACTTTTGCTAATGGAGGAGACTAATGATTGTAGAGACCGTATTTGCCCTTTTATTAATAATGGACAATCAAATTATCGAGCATCGTATCCAGCCCAGCCTCAGCCAATGCCTCAAAGGTAAGCGTCATGCTTCTCGGGCCGACGCAGGAAATACTCGGATACAGCATACTTGCATTAAATCTAAGGCAGAAATAGAAATCAACATAACTGATGGCTCAAAAACAATTAAAAAACTTATATTAGAATGATTTGGTTAATTATATTTATAGGAGTGATGGCTTATGCGGTTTATCGTATTAACACTTTTGCTGATGATGTTAACCCTTACAACTTCAGCAGAAGAGATAACAACAAATAATTTACTTCCTAACTCTGGAGATGGTGTAGACTGGAATTCTAGTTCTACAGATCAAATTAATCCTGGCAGTTCTGGTTACGTATCTAATAATTCTGATTTAAATGGATTTACTGTCACTTGTCCCACTTCTCAATCTAATTGTGGATACAAGTGGAGCGTAGGCGGAGACTTTGAAGTTACAGGTACCGCCACATTATCTAAAGATGATATTGCTTTAACTAATACTGATCGTACTCAGGACATGTTAGACAATGGTATTACTCTTAACAGTCATATAGATGTTGCAAACTGTGATCACGAAGCTGGTAATTGTGAAGGTGACACAGGAGCCACAGATTCTCATACAGTTACAATTAAATTAAAAGATTCAAGCGGTACAGTTTTATCTACCACTACTCAAACAAGAACAGATATAGATGGGTTTAAAGGAAACTGTAATGGTTATCCTACCTCTTCTTCTGCAGGTGTTTCAGCTGATTGTGGTCAATACAATGATAAAGTTATTTATAATAATACAGGTTCTAACAAAGTAGATTGGTCCTGGAGTGGTACTGATAATAATACAGGTACAGCAAGTAGAGGTGGTCCAAATCTTTTAGGTGCTAAACTTACAATGACTTATGACAATACTGTGTTAGATGAAGATACATCAGATGCACTGGATGATGTTGAAGATGTATTAGATGATTTACAAGATGAAGTCTTTGATGACATGGAAGAATTCTATTTTGAAGAAGAATATTTTACTTTTGACGAAGAACCACAGTTTGATATGGAAATGGAGATGGAAACATTTACATTTGCAGAAGAATTTATAGAGGATTTTTTTATGGAAATGGATGAAGAGTTCTTCATGGAAGATGAGGGTATGACATTTGAAGATGGTCCAATGATTGAATTTACAGATAATGAAATGATGGAGGAGGTTTATGAAGAAACAAACGAAATCGTTGATGCATTCTTACCGATGGTTTCTGAAGAAGAGGAATTTTCATCTGAGGAATCGTTCGTCGAGGCAGATGGACCCATATTTATGGAATCAACCGAGGACGGAGAAGGTTTCTCTACAGAAACTTTTGAAGAAGAACCCGCGATGACTGAAACATTTGAAGAAGAAGAAATGGCTGAAGAATCTACTGAAATGGCTGAAGAAGAGGTTATGGAGGAAGAATCTACTGAAATGGCTGAAGAAGAAGCAGTTGAAGAAGAGCCTACTGAAATGGTAGAAGCAGAGAATGAAGAAACGTTCGAAGAAGAAGCACAAGAAGAGGAACCTACTAGCGAAACTGCTACAACATCCACTGTTCAGACTAAGAAGCTTGCCAAACAAAAAAAGATACAACAGAAAAAAGCTATCGTCAAAAATCTTGCAAGAATAATGGATAAAGTTGACAAGGATATTAAGGATATTTCTAAAAATTTAGCGGTAAAGAATATCATAAAAATGCAGGCTATGACAAGTGAACAAGCATCCCTGGATATGTATCAAAATGCAGTGTTTTATAAGCCAAAAGACATATATTTAGATCAGTTAAATATCTTCGATCCTAGACAACTATATCCAAATACAAGTCTTGCAACTTATATTCAAAATGATAAGATAGAAATCAAAGCACGTAAACTTAATGAATTAAATATTAAGAAACAAAAGCTTTTAATTGAACTGGAGATGTTAAAAAATGGGTGATAAAATAAAAACGATTGTAGTAGACCCAAATAAGGAGATACAAATTGTGCATCCTAAGAAGTGGATTACTAAAAAAAAGAAAAAAGATTGGATTACATATGATCCTAAAAAGCAACAAGATCCTAAAGAGTGGATAAAACTAAAAAAACCAGAAGAGTATGAATCTAAAGAATGGATTACTAAGAAAACAGAAAGAAGACCCCACAAAAGTGGCGGATGCGTCAGACTTGCTAAAAAAGGTGGCGGAAGAGCTTACGGAAAAAACTCCTAATGGGCAAACTTAAAGATCAACTCGCAGGAATAGCTGCACTGATCGCGGCTATCGTTGCAATCGGTGGCGGTTTTATTAAGTATGGTGAGATCACAACTAAATTAGATGCAATAGAAGCTAGAGAAGAAACTGTTATTGACACTTCAACAATTGAAAGTGCTATCGCAGTATTAGAAGAAAAAGTTTCTAAATTAGAAAATGTTGACACGTCTCATACTCATGAATTTGTACAGCACAAACATGATTTAGTAGAGCATGATCATCCAGTTGACCATTCTCACACAAAAACTTTAGTAAATGAAAAAGAAATTGAACTACTTAAAGTTCAAATAGAAGAAATCAAGGTTAGCACTAGCAACCCATTGGCAAACTAATGTTTGGAGATATTGATTTCAAAGCGGAAGTAGTTAACGGAGTATGTCCTACATGTGCTCAAAACACTATACTTGTTTCTGTCACACGGGATTTTTTTAGATGTGTTACTTGCGGATCTGATCTAAGACAACACGTTAATGGTAAAATTTCATATATTCCACACGTAAACAACCCTGAACAGATAAGATTCGAAGCACCTAAGAATGGCTAAGAAAAAACCGCTTTATGGTGTTAGTACCTATAAAGCAGATAAGCCTCGTAAACGGCCAGGAAGACACAAAAAAAACTTAAATAAACACGAGAAAAGGCAAAGAAAGAAAAAATATCGTGGCCAAGGGCGTTGACAAACATCAAATAATATCCTATATATAGGGCATGAAAGAGAAAAAAGCGACAGTATCTGCTAAAGGTGCATCAAGCAAACAGTGGGCTGATTTAATATTAGAGTTAAATCTAATGAAAAAAGCATGGCGTCGTTACGGTGTCACGTTAGATGTTCAAGCTCCAGGAATTAAAAAAATAATAAGTTGGGGTACGAGGAAATATGATGCTAAAGACTAATGGTCAAAGAAATAACATTAATAATTCTTCTATTTAATGGAGAACTAAAATTACCATCAATTCCATTTGAAGGCACAGTGATGGAGTGTCTTGATTATGGTAATAAGTTAAGAATTGAACATGCAACTTATAACGAAGAACAAAATATATGGTACATGAATCACGGACCAGGGACCTGGCAAGGATTTATTTGTGGATAATTTCTTTTTAATATTTTTTTTAAGTCTTGGATTTATAATAATATTAAGTCTATTTATGTTGATGTACCTATCCTAAAGAGAGAGCGATAGAATAGGTATTAAAGGTAAGAAAATTCCTTTAACACAATTCTGCCACATTGTCAAATACTATCTATTTCTTTGCACATATAACGAGTGGCAACTTTATTTTTATTAACTTCTTTATATCCGAGTTTAGATAACATTTTAATTGATTGCTGATGCGCAGCTCGACTGCATTCATACCAGCTATTATATAAAGTAGTGCTTTGTATTGGGGGTGCACAATCATAGGGCCCTAAAAAAGAACACACCCATATTATTAATGTAAATTTAACCATTGACAACTCCTACTTAAATCCTATATAGTCATTATAAATAAATGAAAGGAACTATGACTGATATAACAAAATACCGAAATGTTTCCCTAACTCACAGAACATACAAGACATTGATTGCTTTGTCCAAAGTTTTATTACCAGATGCAAAATTATCTATAAGTAAAACAATTGAAGCGTTAACAAATGAGAAAGCGAAAAAACTAAATGGTAAAATTAAAGAAGTATAGAGTACACAAGGCCATCTGCAACGTTTGTAATGGCAATGGCTTTGTGAGAATAACAGACAGAGAAGATCCAAAAGAAATTAACGTTCACCAATGTTGGGAATGTGATTCGGAAGGAGAATATTATGTACATGAGCCCGAAACTCTTCAACCTAATAATTATGTTGATCCTGTTACAGGTGATGATGTCAAGTTGCATTAAATGACACAATTAGATGATATACATTTTGAATTGCATAGTGCAAACAAAGATAAAATATACAGGCAAGAACAATTTAAAAAATCTAATAAAGCTTATGTTATAATTAAAGCTGAAGCTCTTAATGAAGAATTAGACATGCACCCTATGTATAGAGCCGAAGATGCAACAGTTGTATTTAAAAATAAAGATGGGATATTACATAAAGTGGATGTGCCAGGACTTATTAATATTTATGAAAACAAGGAGAGCGTGAAATGAGCTGTCTGTCTTTACTCTTTGCATTATCATTACATGTAGGACTTGAAGGAAATTATAATAACTATCATCCACATGTCAGATGTCAAAAAGATGCTTTAATATCAGGATCTTATTATAATAGTGAAGATAGAATATCTAGTTATGTTGGTATGGAACACAATGGTCTTGAATTAGGATTAGTCACTGGTTATGAAAGTGAAGACATACTTCCTATGATTAGATATAAAAAAAATAATTGGTTTATTGCTCCTGGTTATGAAGTTGATGGAACTTATGGAGTTGTAATTGGATTGGAGTTTAAATTAAAATGAAAAAAGGTAGACGTTACATAGAACCAATGACAGGTCGTGGTGATAAAGATGTTAAGAAGAGAGATATAAAAAAATTAAGACGAGAAGCGGGTAGAACTTTTGATGGTGTATCAAGACCATCGAATGATTTATACAGAGACTCGTGGAATAGAATTTTTGGAAAGGAGAAAAATGCAGAATAAATACTACATTAAGTATTTTTCAAAGTCGGATGGTAAGAAGATTAAAAGACCTTACGATCCGCATGCTGACAAGCAACATGAGTTTATTGCTGGTTCTGGTAATCTTTGTAAAAGATACTGGGACGAGAGCAAGGAAGGTTTGAGAACGGCTAACGCACCATGGACTATAGAGGTTAGGAAATGAGAACCAATAAATCTATTAGAGAAGGCAAAGCAGAAAAAATAATAGAATTACGAAATAAAGGATACAGCTATGGTAAAATTAAAAAAGAAACTGGATTTAGTAAAAGTAGTATTTCCTATCATGCTGGAGCAGGGCAAAAGGAAAAAGCAAGAGAACGACATAAAAAACGAAGCGAAGGTTTTAAAAGGAAAGTTTTTGGATTTATATATCCTTCAAGAAAACCTAAAAAACCATTTGTCCATACCTTTACACATGTTAGTAAAAAAGGTAGACATTTTTTTTATGGAGATACCAAAAGAAAAATTACACGCGCTGATATGATTATAAAAGAACCAAAAATCTGGCAATACTGGGGAAAAGTATTTCCAGGAATTACATCAAAAAGTAGACATGGCGAAGTTCAAGCAGTAAATCAATGGACTGGAGAATTAGATTATTATGAGAATGGTGAACCTATTATGTATCCATATGTAAGATGTAAATTAACTGACAAAATAATTAATGTTGAAGATAGTTATACCCAAGTTGAACACGAAGATGGAAATAGTAGAAATAACTCAATAGAAAATTTTTCATTTGTAACGAGACCAGCTAACGCAGCTAAAGGCGAGTGTAAAGGATATAAGGAAACACAAAAATTAATGAATGAAATTTCAAAAACGATAGAAAAATACATATGATGGATGAAAAAGATTTAAAAGAATATGAGAACAATATTAAACTTGTCTCAAGTTTAAAAAAATCTAATAAATACAGCTATATACAAGGAAAACAGATCACGGACATGGATACCGGAACTCGATTTTATGACTTCCAGGGTATGCGACTACCAAGCGTCACAACAGTTCTTGCAAAGACAAAGAATCAGGCGTATTTAACGCGCTGGAAAAATAAAGTTGGACATGAAAAAGCAGAATCAATCAAGAATTTATCTAGTAAGCGGGGGACTGCCATGCACAAATTCTTGGAATCTCATATACAAGGAGTTGGCTACGATGATCTTACGCCAATCGGATGCGAGGCGAAGCCCATGGCCGAAAAAATTATTGAAATGGGTCTTACACCTGTTTCGGAATACTACGGTTCAGAAGTTATGCTACACTATCCTGGGTTGTATGCTGGGTCTACTGATCTCGTATGTATGCATAATGGTTTAGAAACAATCGTTGATTTTAAACAAGCAAACTCTCCCAAGAAAAAAGAATGGATAGAAGATTATTATGTACAAATTGCAGCGTATGCCATGGCCCACGATGCATACTACGGAAGTACGATTCAACAGGGTGTCATAATGATCTGTACACCGGATTTATATTATCAGGAATTCAAAGTAGAGGGAGCCGAATTAAAGAAATGGAAGCACAAGTTTCTTAAAAGATTGGACCATTATCATGAATTGATACATGATGAAAAAGAAAGAACGAAGATAGATCCAGATAAATTATTAGAAGAATTTGAAAGAGATACTTCTAACGATCCTTTTAAAGGAACTAGTATAGAAGGAAAAGATTAATGAACTGTTGGCACTGTAGCACAGAATTGATATGGGGAGGCGATCATAACATTGAAGACAATGAAGATTATGATATCGTGAGTAATTTATCCTGTCCTAAATGTCATAGTGCAGTGGATGTATGGCATCCATCAGAAAAATTAATTAAAGATTATGAACAAAATTAGAGAACGGGGTGAAACTAATCTATTATCGGGGGCCGATGGGCCTCTAAGCCGTTGTGATGAGTTTCAAACCCCTATTCGTCATCCATCACAATGGCACCCATCATGAAACCTAAACCTAAAGTATATATAGCGACACCATGTTATGACATGATGCGGATAGAGACGTGTGTCTCGTTGATAGATACATTCTCAACGCTCGGTGGACATGGAATAGAATGCAAGTTCAAGTCGGTTAAGACGTCTCTGGTCACGCATGGTAGGAACCTGCTAACCGCAGGATTTTTGAATTCAGGATTTGACTATATGTTATTTGTTGATGCAGATGTTGAGTTTAAACCGGAAGCCATAATGAGAATGTTAGTTACTAAGAAAGATATTATATGTACTCCTTATCGAGTTAAGAATGAACCGGAGAAATTAGAGTATGCGGTTAAGTTTAAGGACTCGAAGGATATAAAGATATTACCCTGGGATATAGTAGAGATTGAAGAAGGACCAGCGGGATTAATGTTAATTCATAGAAGAGTCTATGAAAGACTAATGAAGGAAAGACCTGAGTTAAAGATTAAGTTTGATACCGCTACACGGATGAAGATGAATGATGAAATAGGAGCCGCGGACGATGCAATTGATAAATATATGTACAACTTCTGGGATACGACGTTCTGTCTTGAGGACGGTGAATGGAAGGGTGAGGATCTTAGCTTCTGTAATCTAGCCACTAATGCAGGATTCAAGTTGTACGCGAACCTCGATTCAGGGACCACGCACCACGGATCGTATGGCTGGAAGGGTCGGTTTGGTGATTATCTTGTCAAAAAGAAGGCAGAATAGTGGCTGAAATAAGGCAAGTGACAGATTCTGTATATGTATGGTAAAAAAAAAAAAAAAAAAAAAAAAAAAAAAAATAAAAAAAAA